AAACTTGCTCGACTGACAAATCAAAGGCAATACCAGTAAGGTTCTTCAAACGGAGCTGCGTTTCTGTCCGCAATCCCTCCGATACATCACAAAGCATTTCGTTCTGTTTCTTTGTTTCGGCCAGTATATCCTGCATATCCGTTTTGTTCTGCTCCAATATCTGATTGATGATAGTCTTAAACCACTTGAAAATGGCTATCCACATACCCAGCGACAAGACGATGAACGCTGCACCAATAACAATCAGTGCTCCGAAATCGCCTATACTTTGCGCTGTTTCCGTTACTGCTTGTACTTCATTCATAATAATATTCTGATTAGATGTCCTACAATCACCCCGGCTATCGTCAAGCCGAAGTCTATCCAATCCCATTTGCCACCGTGTGCCTTGTCTTTATATTCCAAAGCGGAAGCAACAATGAGACCTGTGTAGGCAGCGCAATAGGTGGTATCTGCCCCAATACCCACGATAACACCTCCTACAAGATGTTTCCACCGATTACTCAATGAAAACCACTCGAAAACCTTTTTCATATCTCGTACAGCTTGAAATCCAACAAATCCTTGACGTCCCAGCCTTTCTGCAAAACAGATTGAACGTAAGCGATAGCCTTGTAGTAAAAGTCGCTCAACTCCTCAATGGTCGTGAACTCGTGATAAACTGGCTCATCGTCTGTTCCAAACTTGAACTTTACGGGTAATGTTGCTCCGTTGCTCATTACAGCAGCGTCAAAAGCGGTCTTATAGTTGAATTGGTTTTCGGTTGATAGCCAAACACTGGTGCCATTCCACACAAAGCCCGAAACAATCTCGGCATCGATATTGCTATTGTACCAACCGATGATTATACCCTTTATCTCATCGATTGATGGCTTGTGGTTGAAATCTTCCTCCATATATTCGGCAGCTCCGTCCTCTCTGGTCTCGATAGCCCAGCGGACTTTCCATTTGTCTTTTTTCGGATTGATACACTCGATGTGTTTCACGTCCGCACTTCCAGTTACTTTCTGCATAGCTATAACCTTTAAGATTAGACAAAAACGTAACGGTTAAAACCTTTACAGCGAACAGACTTTACGCTGCACAGCACTTTGCCCAGTAAATCCTGCTCTCGCATTTGGTCGAGAATAGATTTGTTTTCGCTGTCCCCAGTGAACAGCTTCTGCACAACTTCATTACTCTGCCCTGCGTTACGTTTGACTGACACAACATATTTGCCGATAGGCTGGGGAACGTGTTCCGGGTATATAAAACCGTTTGGCGGTGTAATACCGTGCGTGGTATAGTTCTCCAACTCTTTGCGCTGTTGCGCCACCTTTTCTTCGTACTCTCTGCGTTGTGGCTTGGTAACAACCCCAGTCTCGTAATCGACAATTACGAACTCTTCTCCTACAAGCTCCGAGATATTTATTTCCGCACCCTCAAAACGCTTCTTTCCGTCTTGATACTTAGCCTTAATGCCCGTGTCGCTAAGTCTTTTGAACTCTGACATTTTTATTCCAGTTAAACGATAAAACAAATTCCGACAATCGGCGTGCTTGCATTGCCCGTATAGCGAAGCGATAACCTCTCGTCTCCTCCTTTGGCTTTTCAGCCGATGCGCTCATAGATATTTACTGACTGAACACGTCTGACTTTGGGACCGTCATTCACTTCGTATTCCCGATATCCGGTAAGTGTGAATGTTCCAGTTCTGATTTCATTCTGCAATTTTGCAATTACTTCGTCCCGATGTTGCAGAATATAGCGACCAGTGCGGTGGCGTTTCCTCTTCCTGCCACGCAAAACAACATCTATCGACTGCGATATATTGGCATATTCGCAAATCTCTTCGATGATATTACTTGTAATTCCTAATCGCTTCATTTCTTTAAGCCTTCAATTTTTCGGGGTCTGACTTCTTCGGCTGACTTTCGTCCCTACCAAACTCCACCCCACGTTATATTTTCCAGTTTTCCAGCCTTTGGGCTGCTGTTACTGAGGTTCATTCCCATTGGCACCACGTTTGGGGACACGTCCCCAGTTGTTGTACGCCAAAAATTTCTTTTAGACTTTAACGTTAATTGTTCGCAAGACGAGACCCGATGTTCGCATTCACGTTAGCGGAATCGTTATTCGCATTCGCATACGACACACCGCCATTCGCATTCGCATTGTTGTTCGACCGATAGACCACACGAGCCCACTTGGGAAATCCACCTTTATTTTTCATTTTCATTTCGTTTTGAAAGGGGAGAGGGTCGAACAACTACGTTCGCCCTCGCTCCCCGATTTAATCAATTTCGCTTATCGCTTTATACGCTGACACCGATTTTGCCCATTTGATTGTTCCTCTGAAGGCAAGACGAGACCCGAAGGCCGCACTCACGATAGCGGAACCGCTATTCGCACTCGCATACGACACACCGCCAGCCGCACTCGCACTGTTGTACGACCGATAGACCACACGAGCCTTTTGTGCATTCTGATATGTATAGTCGTGATAATACGAACTAACAGAACCACCAGCAAGAGCTACCATAGTATCCATATATCGACCGTGAACAACACATTTCGGATATAGATTACCAGTTGATTTAAGACCTTGAACCTCTCGTGTACTTCCGTCCGGCAAACCGATATCCCATTTGTAATCTACCGCATTGGTGCAGAAACCTACATTATCCATCCATTCAGCCTTGTTACCGTGCCAATTCTCGTAGCCCAATACAACTGGCGAATTGATTGCAGACCTTGTTGTATCTCCTGCGTTTTTCAATACATACGCATTTCCACTTGGGTAATACGAACCGTCTCCCGAAAGCGTTTGTTTGTACCAACTACCGTCTGCATTGGCTGTGGTGTCCTGCATACCAGTAGCATTTGAAGCACCCATTGTACGTCTGTTTGTGTGAGTACCCGGACCGCATACGCCTTGTGAATCCCTGCTACCATATTTTGCGAAGAACAGATTGCCTATATCTTTGTGCATTTCCCAGTCCACCAACTGCCAACCATTACCTCTATTTCGTGCATAAACACGAAAATCAGCCTGCGATACGCTTGCGGTAGAACCTACACCACTGATAGAGAAAAGGAAGTCGTCTTTCAGATACGCTTCATATACTCCTACCAAACATTCCTCGTGTTCTACCCAGTCAGGTTCGATTGCTTCGAGCTTATCGGATTTGGTAAGCACAACAAAGTCGAAAGGTGCAGCATTTGATATAGTGAACGCAAGGGTTACAGCATCATCTGGAATATCCGTAAAGCAATACATTCCGTCAAGCAGACCGCTGTCCGATGTAGCTTTCATTCGTTTTACCACATTGCCTGCTGCGTCCACCATAACGGCACCATACAAAGCTGATGTCATACTTGGATAGCGGACTTGCTTATAGCCTTTCACATTGACTGTGCAATATGAGTTTGCAGAAACAGCCACTTCCGCATCAGCTATTGTTGAATAATCCACACTTGAACGCACTGCGTAACCTTTCTTGACTGTCATTTCTGATTGCAGAACCTTTACGCTTTCAGCCATTGCCGGACACTCATCATTGGCACTATATAGAGCATACTTTTTCTTATTCAAAAAGTCGTTGATACCCTTATACCAGTAGTGAGGTTCAAACATCATCACGTTACCCTCATCGCCAGTCAATATAGCAGGGCTTGCCAATTCGTGATTATCCGCATCTGCGTAATAGTTTGAATTGTCATCGTGCAACTGGAAAACTGTTACTTCTCCAGCACCAGTCTTTTTTGCCAAACAACGATGTCGCTTGTCGAGAATCTTCTTGACGTGTCCGCTACAAACATAGTCTGTTCCACTTTCGTAGCCAGTTCCATTGTCAAGATTGGTAATGTTCTCTGCATCGCCTACTGTATCATCAAACTCAATCGTTGTAAATTCCGGCTGAATGATATTCAACTCTGGGTAATGCTCAACGTATGACTGATATACCTCGTCCTCGATGTATCTTGTCAATCGGTATGTTCCTACAAGGGCGCAAGTGTCTGTTGCGTTTCCGTCTGCATCAACACCACCCTTTGAAATGTATCGTTCAAGCAGGCTTCCGTCTCCTTCTGTGTCAATACCCACCACACGAATACGTCTCACGTTGGTACATCTTGAAAGCAGTGTTTCCCAGTTAAGATTAGGACAAACGGCAAAACGGAATGTCTCAACGTTAGTATAATCTTCAACTACAAGACCGCTCGAAGTCAGCAAAGGCAGATACTCCAAACGTAGTGTTTTTACACTGCCAGGAATGCGAGCATAAACAACGGGAGCTCCCTCTGCGAATACCACACCTTGAACCTCTACACCTCCTGCGTCCATTCTTTCGAGCTTGGTCTGATTGGTAAAGTTCAATTCAGAACTTGAAAGTGTTCCGGTTCTTGCGTTCTTCTGTCCGTTAAGGTTGATTTCTCGCAACTGGGTACACTTGTCGATAACAGCACACCAGCCCGAAGAACCGCTTCCGGTAGTACTGATGTCGAGTTTCTGCAAAACAGTACACTTGTTAAGGTTCAAGTCGCCAGTGAGATTGTCGGCTGCACCTCTCATATCAAGTTCTTTCATTCGGCTGGCTCCATATACACGTATAGGGTCATTCACGGTGAAAGCATTTCTGAAAGTCAGTGTTACCGTCTCATCCTCTTTCGCTTCCTGCGATGCCTGCAATGTCGGCTGGTTGTTTGTTCCGTAGCCGAAATAATAGTCCTCATTCGATGTAACGACAATCGTATTGGCTGTTTCTGCTGCGGTACGGCTCATATACATATCGATATTGTCGGAACGATATGCACCAGTTTCGTATTTCGCATCAAGCAACGCAAATCTGTTTCGGATCGTGTGTGTACGATGAGCTTCACGGCTACCCTGCAAAGCATAGATGTAAGGGTACTTTGTCAGTGTTCCTTTTACGTCCACACCCTCGACCTGCGGAATAATGTATTTGAAGTGGCCCGATTTGTTATACTGACGCTCCGACCAGTTGCCCGACTGCTCATCATTGAACATAGCCAAAGCACGCTCAACTGTGAGCTTTTCACGCATAGAACCGGCACACGCTTTCAACTCTGTTTCAAAGTTGGCGAGTACCAGGCACCACAACCAGCTATCGTGTCCCTCGAACGCATATTTGCTCTTTTCGCTATCCCACGTTTCACGACTTACGGTGTAGAGATAAGCAAGGAAGCTGTCATTTCGTCCCAGCAACGCTGTATCTCCGTCATAATAGGTTATGAACCACACAAGACCGTCCCACGTCCTCATAAGCATATTCTTTGCTCTCTGGTCCACCAGTGCAAAATAATCAGTAAAGAGATAGTACGTGAGCAAGAAATTCAAGTTGAAATACTGACTAATCTCGTTCTTGAACTTATCGCTCTTGAATGAAGCGATGTTCTTGTAGTTCGTCAAGTCTGCCCCTGCTGGAATACACTCACGAATCCACGAGAAGAGACGTTTTACCGCTGTCTTGTGTTTTTCTGAACATACATCACCCTCTTCCTTTGTAGCCACCGCCTGCGTCCAATATAGGTCTTTCGGATAGTTGAACTCCAAAGCATCGTCAAACTCGTTTTCAAGCTGTGCGTCCAAATCATCATCAACTTGGAACAAACAGAGCTTCTGCATATTGTTCAAGAACTCGAACGTGATAGGACAATCCCATTCTACCTCTTTACCGTCTGCACCGATAACACCCTCCATACCGAAGAGCGGTCCGCTGTTCGACTTCTCGTTGTTGAAGTTATACTGTCCGTAATACTGTGGCACCTCATCGATTGTCTCTGCTGCGAAAATATCGATAGGGAAACCATCGATAGAAGCTCGTATATTGCCGTCAATCTCCTGCGCTGGGGTAAGTAATGCCAACTCCTTGAAAAGCTCGTTAAACAGCTTTGCACCGCCCGTGTTGTGCGTCATAGAGCTATCCGAGAAGTCGCACTTCATACAGAAAAGGTTAATCGGTATTGAACCGGGACGCATAGCGTATTTATTCTTACCTCCCTGCAGAACGCCATTAACATACAATTCGGGGCTTGTACCCTTTGCAAAGTATATTCTGTAATTCTTTCGGGGGTACTTGGTTGAAGATGTTCCCTGAATACGGATATAGCAGTTCTTCAACACGAAATCGTACTCTTTGCCGAAAGGAGAGTAGAAATACACATCAGCAAGGAAATCGGTGTCCTTGTTGTTCTCTGCGTTCACTGGGTCCAGTCCACCAGTACGAACAAAGAGCAAAACGCCTTTGCCTTTGGCTCTCAACTTGTCGATGTCGATAGATGTTCCGTCTTCGTTCAGCACATCATTAGCCAAAAACAAATCGCTCATTTCCGAGCTTGTCGGACGATCCACAATGTAGTTGCCCAATTCTTCATCGTCTGTAATAGCACGGTTATATACACGCACGATACGAGCGTCAATATCCGCAAACGAGCTGTCAAGGGTAATGCCTTGTGCTACGTCTTGCTGGAAGTCGTCTCCCTCTGCGTAAATATCAGCCTTACTTCTGATACCATTAACATACAACTCAATCAAGCGTCCTTCCGTTCTCTTTCCGATAACGAAAGCGACTTTGAGCAACATATCAGAAGCGAACTTCGAGCCTACACCAACATTGGTTACAACCTTGTTGCCCTCATCATCTTCAACCTCCTTTGTTGAACCGGTGTACATAGACGCTTCCTCTGCTGTTACTTGGAATCCTTTTGTCCCGTTCAAGCAAGTTATCACATTTGCGTTTCTATCCACCACATTAGAGATTGTAAACTCCATTTCGATAGTACAACCGTCCTTTGCGACATCAGTCTCAAACGGTTTGTAATCGATGATAGCCTTTGCTCCATTACGCAAGCGCAAAACGTCTCCAAACCAACCGCTCGATTTCCAGTCCACATTTTCAAAAGTGGTCTTGATGT